TCACAACGCCTGCTTTTTCGAAGCCTGTGACAGCAGGGCATCGAGCTTCGCTTTCTCGCGCTGACTCGCGTCCCCGTCGATCCACCTTGAATACACGTCAAAGAACATCCGCGGGCTGTTGCCCATCTGCCGCGCCACGTATGCCGGGTTCATTCCAGCGTGCAGGCACATGGTGGCGAACGAGTGCCGTGTCTGCCGCGCGTCGCGGTCGCGGATGCCTAGCGCCTTCAGCGTTGGGTGCCAGACAATCGATAGCGGCGGGTCAGTATTGAAAAACCGTTGGTCGTTGTGAGGGTTATGGAACACGTAACCGGAACTCGCGTTCATGAAGGTGAATTTCTTCTGCCGCGTCATGGCTTCGAATGCGCGCGTCTGCAGGTCGATGTCGCGCACCTTGTGCGTCTTCGTTCCCTTGTCCACCGATCGCACCCGGGCCGCTTCGATGCGTGCCTTGTGGCTGCGAAAATCGATGCTTTTCCATTGCAGCGCGATCTGCTCGGACGGTCGCATGCCGGCAAAGAACGCGACCTCGAAATAGTTCAGCCACGGCTCTGGGTATTTTTTCGCAATGTGATCGAGCACGGCTTCGATCTCGTCGAGCGACAGGGGATCCGGCGCGGCCTGCTGCACCTTCCTGCTGTCCACTCCCTCAGTAATGTCCTCGGTGACCTTCTTCGTCAGGATTGCATGCGCGTACAGGCGCCGCAGCGGCGTCAGCACGTTGTTAAAGGTCTTCGGGCTTTTGATGCCGAGTCCTGCCAGATACTCGCTGAGTTCGTCGAAGGTGATCGAGGCGATATCGCGATCTTCCCAGACGCTCGTGAAGTACCGGTCGAGCGTGCGCTGGTACTCCCTATAGGTGGTCGCCTGCAGGGTCATTTCGGCGTGCCGCAGCCACGACTGGCGGACGTCCTTGAACGTGTCGCCCGTGCGCGCCGGCTGCTGCTTCAGCCATTTTGAATCAGGGAAGTGTTTGGCAAAGTCCTCGACCGTGAACCGGCCGAGGCGAATGGCCGCCTGGATGTCATCTCTCAGGCGGGCTGCGGCGCGCAGATTCGGGAGAGTGGGGAGAAGGGCGATGCGCTCGCGGAATCGTCGGCTTGAACCTTCGCCGCCGTTCCACTGGAAGCTGACGAGGATGGACGCCTCCCGCGCGTAGACCCCTTCGAACTGCTCGTTTCGACCCATTTGTCATAGGCCTCCAGGTTAATGTGGCGGCGGTTACCTACCGCGACAACGATCACGTTCTCGTTCAATGGCAGTCTGCTCGCCGGCGGCACGCTCGGCACGATGTATCTCTATGGTGCCGGCGATGCATGGCGAGCCACTGACGTCGGGAACTACGTCTCGATCAACGGTGGACTCGTCGAGATCACTCAGGTCATCAACGGTTCGAATGCGCTCGGGCGAATCGTAAAGGAACTGACCGCGACGATCACCGCCCCCGCGAATAGCTGGTCGATGAAGTCCTTTGTCTGGAATTCTGTCGACGGATACCCGCGCGCGGTGAGCCTATACCAGCAGCGTCTGTATGCGGCAGGCTCCGATAATTTCCCGGAAACGATCTGGGCGAGCAGCACCGGGCTTTATTTCGACTTCACGCCGGGCACGGACGACGCCGATGCGTTCTCGTATGCGGCCGCTTCGGATCAGGTCAACCAGATCGAGCATCTGGCTTCGTCGAAGATCCTGACGGTCCTGACCCAAGGCGAGGAATTCACCGTCGATGGTGGCTCGGCGAGCAGCGTCACGCCGACGAACATCAACGTGCGCAGCCAGTCGATTTTCGGCTGCGCAACCGCGCGCCCGGTGCGCGTGGCCAACGAACTGATCTATGCGCAGCGCGCCGGCAAGAAAATCCGGTCGATGGCGTACGACTTCAATACCGATTCGTTCCGCTCGCAGAATCTGACGCGTCTCGCCGCGCACATCACCGGACCCGGCGTCGTCGATATGGCATTCCAGGCCGAGCCGAATCCTGTCGTCTGGATGGTGCGCAGCGACGGCGTGCTGGTATCGATGACGTACGACCGCGACGACAACGTGTGCGGCTTCGCGCGGCACACTACGGACGGCCTATACAAGTCGGTCTGCGTGATTCCCGGCCCTGACTCCGACCTCGTCTTCGTTGTGGTCCAGCGCAATGTCAATGGCGTGACGGTCCAGTTCGTCGAGCAGTTCGACCCGGAGGTCATGACGGACGCGGCTATCCTCGGCACGAACGCCACGCCGGTCAATGTCTGGACTGGGTTTGGATCGCTGGAGGGCAAGACGTGCGACGTGAAGGCGGACGGCGTCTACATGGGGCAGATGGCTGTCACGGGCGGCACGATCACGCTGCCGCGCAATGCGACGTCCATCGAGGTTGGCCTGCACTACGACTCGCAGATCACTGCGCTGACGCCGAATGTATCGGGCGGCCTCGGCACGTCGCAGGGCAACCAGCAGCGTACCGGCGCCGTCATCCTCCGCGTGCTCGAGTCGATCCGCGCCGTCGTCAACGGCCAGCCGATCGCGTTTCGCCAGTTCGGCAGCGACGTGCTCGATCAGGCGCCCGAGCCATTCACCGGCGACAAGGATATTTCCGATTTCGGCTGGGACGACTCGTCCGAAATCACCATCGTTCAGGATCAGCCGTACAAGTGGCACGTGCTCGCGCTGATCCGTCAATTCACCGTCAACAACGGCTAGGCCATGATCCGACTCGCCACACACGACGACATGCCATCGCTTCTGCGCATGGCTCGCGCATTAGTCGCAGAGGGGCGCTTTGCGTCGTTCGGATTCGTCGAGCAGAAGGTGTTCACGCTTTTCACTGCGCTGATCGACGGTGCCGGCGCGATCTTCGTGAATGAGCGCAACGGCGAGCTCGTCGGAGCGATGGCGTGCGGCAAATCGCAGGATTGGTTCTCAGATCTTCCGCTGACATACGACTACGGCGTTTTCGTGTGGCCAGAGCACCGCGGCACTTTCGCCGGATTCTCGCTCATGCGCGCCTACGTGGAATGGGCGAACAGTCTCGGCCCGCGCGTGAACGTGAATATCGGTGTGACGTCAGGTATCGACGAGGAGCGCACGGTCGCGCTTTATAGATTGCTCGGCCTGAATCGGGTCGGCACGGCGCTTTCGAATCAGGGGTGACACATGGCATGGCTCGCACTCGTTGCGCAGGCTGGCGGGGCGGTGGTGAATGCACAGGGGGCGAAGCAGCAGGCGACTGCGCAGGCCCAGCAACTCACCATGCAGGCCAATCAGGACGATCAGACGGCCGATATGACTCAGTCGGCCGGGTATCAGGCCGCGCGCCGGATTCGCACGCAGGGCGCGTCAAACATTGGCGCGGCGAATGCATCGCTGGCCGCATCTGGCGTTGACGTCAGTCAAGGCACTGCGAACGACATTCGCGAGCGGATCACGCAGAACACCGAACAGGACGCGCTTAACACCATCCTCAACGCCGATTCTCGCGCATCGAACCAGCGAACGCAGGCGTTCTATGAACGGCAGGGCGCGGCCGACGCCGTCAAGGCTGGTCAGATGGGTGTCGCCAGGTCGGCGCTCGGTGCGCTCGGCGGGGCCAGCAAGGCAAGCGGCTGGAAGACGGCAGCGGGCTCTGGCAGTAGCAGCGCAGATACCTCCTTCAATAACCCTTCTGACTACGGTTAAAACATGGCGCGTATCCCACTCGGCAATCAGGGCGACACGATCAGCCAACCCGCGCAGCAGGTGCAGACCAGTTCCGCAGACTTCGGCGGCCTGTCTGCGCAGGCGAAACAGGGCGTTGGCGCGCAGATTGAGCAGATCGGCGACACGCTTGCCCAGCAACAGGCAAAGGTCAACGACGATCTGCAGCGCACGGCGGCCGCAACCGCGTACCAGCAGCATGCGACCAACATGCAATTGGCGATGCACGACGCCGGCGCGAAGCTGCAAAGCGGTGAACTGGATCAGACTGGTTATCAGGCCGCGATTCAGGACGCGCAGAAGCAGTCGTACGACTCGACTATTGGTGCGCTGCCCGATAACCACTACAAGAACGTCGCGAATATCCAGTCGCAGGGTGTAACTCGCACGGTTCAACTCGGCACTCAGGAAGCGCTGACGAAGAACTCGCAGCAGCAGATTGCAGCGAATGCCAATTCTCTGCTCGACACGGCAGGCAAGAGCATTGCCGTTGCGCCGTCCACGATCGATTCGACGGTCGCGAGCACGAGATCAGCGTATCTCAGCGCCGCAGCCGCCGCCGGCATCCCGAAACCTACCGCGGACAAGGTGGCGCAGGACTGGGCAGACAGTCAGTATGCATCGCATGCTGAGTCCGCTGTGATCGCTGCTCGGGCGAATGGCGATCTCCCCGCGCTTCAGAAGCTGCAGACTGACCTGACGTCGCCGGATGGCTTCTACGCTGGCAAGCTCGACGCCAACGCGCGCAATCGCGTTCTCTCGACGGCTGTGTCGCAAAGTCTCGCGATGCAGAACCAGTCGGATGCTGCCGCGCAGGCGCGCGAGACGCAGGCCGCCGGTGCGTTCAATCAAGGCCTCGATTTGATGAATCAGGGCAAGCAGTTCAGCCCGGCATACATCAAGCAGCTCACCGACGCGACGACGAGCACGACGCTGGCCAACCAGACTCAGGAACTAATCGCCGGCGCGGCGAAGAATGCCGGATTCTCGACTCTGCCGATCCCGCAGATGCGCGCCGCGATTCAGGCTGATCAGCAGGCCGCCAATACGCCTGGCGTCGGCACTGATCCGGCGATCGCGGCGGCCGTGAAGCAGCGGCAGCAGATCTACACGGCGAGCGTCGAGGCGTATCAGAAAGACCCATGGAACGCCGCGCTCGACCGCGGCGTGATTCAGGCCATGCCGCAGATCGACACTTCGAGCATCCCGGCACTGACCGCGTCGCTCGCTGCGCGCGGCAAGGCGGCCGGCATCGTCGATCAGGCCGCTGGCCGTCAGGTTTCGTTGTTGACTCCGGATGAAGCGCAGAACGTGCTCAAGACCGTGACCGCGTTGCCTGTCGATGCGCAGGCCCAGATGCTGAACGGCATTGGCGGTGCATTCGGACAAGGTCCGCGCATCAACGATCTGGCGAAGCAGTGGGAAGAAAAGAACCCGGCCGTCGCGCTCGCGCTGAAAGCTGGCGCTGCTGGCGGCAACGGCCAGCCGCTGACAACGATCACCGGCCAGCCGGTCGGTGCGTTCATTCTCTCCGGCCAGCAGGCGATCACGGACAAGACGGTGAAGGTCGATGCTGCCGAAGGGACCGGTATGCACGCGAAGATCGCGACCGCGATCGATGGCGCGATGCCTCCCGATCAGGCCGCAGACGCCAAGGAAAGCGCCTATTACATCGCGATTGGCAGTGCCGCGCGCAATGGACGCACGATGCCGAACGACACGGACCTGCAGAACGGTATCGCTGCGGCTACCGGCGGTATCTCGACAACGGGCGGCACGCGCTACAACGGCAATCCGAATCGCGTCGCAATGCCGTATGGCTGGAAAGAAAGCGATTTTCAGTCGAGCGTCAAGAACGCCGACGCCAGCAACATCGAGAACATGGTCGGCGGCAAGCCGATCGACACGGTCTATGCCAACGGCAAGCCGATCCCGGTCAACGACTTCATGGCGAAATTCCCGAGCTATCAGCTTGTGCGCGTCGGCGTGCGCGGCACATACGCGGTTGCGACCGGCTCGAAGTTCGTTCAGGACTCGACTGGTGCTCCCGTAACAGTTCACCTTTCGCTGGGGCAGAAGGCAAAAGCACCGGCATCCGCGGCGGGCACGCAATCGCCTGACCAGATAAATAACCCGTTCTGAGGCCGATATGCCGATTGATGACCTCTACGCGGAATCGACGAGCCAATATCTGGCCGGCTCGAATCAGGTAAATGTGCCGGCGCCGCAGACTGCGCCGTCGACGTCGATCAGTTCGATTGCGCGCGCGGTGGGCCGCGGCTTCGGCCAAGGCGCGCTTCAGTTCGGCGGCGGCTTGTCCGACACGGTCGCCGGCGCGTCGCAGATCTTCGTCGATCCTGACACGCTCGCGCTCAACCCGAATGCGCAGGCCGATGCGGACAAGCAGATCAACGACGCAATCGCGAAGCAGCGAGCCGGTCATCTGTTCGAGTCGCAGATTGGAATATCTGCCTATGACCTTGCCGACACACTAAAGCCGGACCCGACGAACACGACCGCAACGGATCAGATCGTGCAGGGCGCCGTGGGCGGACTCACCCAACTGGTGCCGTCGACGCTTCTATTCGGCCCAGTCGGCGGCGCGGTTGCCGGTGGCGCATCGATCGGCATGGCGCGATCTGAAGACCTGAAGCGTCAAGGTGTCGATGTCGGCACGCGGACTGCAGTCGGCGCCGTCGAGGGTGCGCTGAGCGGCGTCGGGGCCGTGCTGCCGGTTGCGGGTTCAACTATCGCGCGAACGGCTGGCTTGGTGGCTGTCGGCGGTCCCGGCATGAATATCGCGCAGGGTGTCGCCGAGAAGGCCATTCTGCGCAACGCGAACTATGACCACCTGGCCGATCAGATTGACCCGCTCGACCCGACGAGCCTTGCTGCGTCGACGCTGGTCGCCGGCGTATTTGCTGGCGCGCACGCGGTCGGTACTGCACGCGCCGCTAAGGCCGGCGCTACGGCAGAAGCGTCCGCCGCCGCGCCCAAGGCCGCGCCTGTCGATGTGCCACTCACAGATTTGCCGGTCGATACCCGCAAGGCTTTGCGGTACAACGCGCCGCAACTCGACGCATACGCAACGCAGGCCGCGCAGGCTGCGGGCGTGCCGCCCGAAATGCTGCTGTTCATCAAGAACAAGGGCGAGCAGTCGAATAGCAATCAGGTGAGCCCGGCGGGCGCGAAAGGCGTCATGCAGTTCACCGACCCAACATTCGCCAAATTCGGCAAGGGCGATCCGACCGACCCGGTCAATTCGATTGATGCCGCAGCCGCCTATGCGAAGGATCTGCTGCAGCGTTACGACGGCGACGTGCGCGCGGCGATCACTGAATACAACGGCGGCGTGAAGCAGGCTGAAGCCGTGCACGCCGGCGGCGCGCCGACCGACCCGGAGACGATCAAGTATCTGCGCAAGTACGACCGGTTCGCGGCCACGCAGCAGATCAACAGCGTGAAATTCAATGCGACGCCCGATCAGGTCGATGCGGCGCTCGTGTCGCACGGTCAGAATATGGTTGACGACGCAAACATTTTGCCGGAAACGGACGTCGCAGGCATGGCCGCGCATCAGGATGCGTTCGAGCTGGCGGCGAACCAGATGAGCGGCGGATCGTTTCCCAGCGTCGCTGACGGTATCCCGGCAGATGCAACGAGCCGCGTAGCGTATCAGGCATTCGAGCGCGACATAGCGACGGCTGCCGCGCCAGCCCGCGCATCGGAAATCGGGGGCGTCGTATCTGTTTCGCCAGAAACCATGCCGGGACATGAAAATACCTTGGAGCCGGTATCGGCGGTTTTGCGTAGCGATAGCGGAACTCAGTTCGAAATGAATCGAGATTTCCGCGGTAAATACAAGATGTCCGTCGATGGCGAAGATGCTGGATCGGTCTCCTATGTCAGGTCGCCACTTGATGAGTGGCGCGTAACAGGAGTCGATGTCAAGCCAAAATTCAGACGTCAGGGAATTGCAAGCGCGGCGTACGATTTCTTGGAACAGCATGTCATTGGTGAGAAATTTGCGCGCACCGGATCTCAAAGCGAGGACGGCGCGGCCTTTCGATCTGGGCGCGCCGCAAAAGAGGAGTCGCGCCATCAGGCTGAGCAGTTGCGCACAGTCGCAGAGGCATCTCGCCTTGCGCCTGACTCTCAGCCTGGTCATGTGGGAGCAAGCGGACAAGGCGGTGAAACTTCGAAAGTGAGCCCGGTCGAGTCCAACGTGCGCGAAGCGGCGCAGCAGGCTCCCGATACGCCGGTTCATCTGGATTCATCCGACCCGGCCGTGGGCGAGCATAACGGCACGCTCGCGTCAGCGCTTGAGATTATCGACAACGAGCACGCCGCTACCGTGGACGATGCAAAGCTGTTCAGCGTCGCGGCCAACTGCTTCATTGCAACGGGGTTCTGAAATGCATGACAAATGCGCAAATGCAGTGCAGCAGGTACGCGAGGCCGCCGGTCGCAAGCCGCTGACCAAGGCCGAACTTGACCACATCGAAGATCGCGTGCGCGCGGGCATGCGCTCTGTTGCGAACAAAGACATCGACTCATGGCGCGGCATGTCCGTCAACGAACGCGTTGCCGCCGGGGCTGAATGGGCGTCGAAGCAACTGTTGCAGGAGGCAGAACTCGCCAAGCAGCGCAAGCTGCTGCAGGTGTCGAAGCAGCTTGAAACGCAAAACCGGATCGAGGACGCGCTATACGCTGAGCCCGAAAAGGCTCACTCAAAAAATGCACGTCAGAAGGTCGTAAAACACGACATCGAGCAGGCGTATGTCATGTCCGGCGCGATCAAGGCTGATTACATGCGCCAGACGATGGGCGCCATTGACGCGATGAAGGAAGGTCAGAATTTCCTTGCTCGAGCGTTCGACGTCGACAACCCCGCGATGGAGCGCGACATCATTCGCGAGATCTACAAGAAGGCCGACGGCTCGACAGGCAACGACGTCGCGAAAGCGGCAGCCGAGCAGATCAGCAAGACCAACGAGGCAATGCGCAAGCGCTTCAACGCGTCCGGCGGCAACGTCGGCGACGTGGGCTATGGATACGTGCCAATCCGTCACAGTCAGGCCAAGGTGCTAGGCAATGGCTCGGACGTGCAGCGGCGCGCGTGGGCTGACTTCGTATTGCCACTGCTCGACCGTTCGAAGTATCTGAACGAGAATGGCGACGTGATGACTGACAGCGAGGTGCGCCAGATGTTGACCGGCGAGGCGCGTGGGCCGTGGCAGGAAGCGAACATTGCCGCGAAGGGAAAAGACGTCAAGAAACGTGCGCCGGGCATCTGGGACGAAATCGCTGGGACGTCGCCGCGCGAGATCACGACCGTGCGCGGCGCGGTCGGCGCGCGCGCGAACGCCAACTCAGAGCATCGATTCCTGCACTTCGTCGACGCCGATGCGCACATGGATTACAACCGCGCCTATGGCGAAGGTTCACTGCTGAATGCACTGAACGACCACGTAACCGGCATGGCCAAGAATATCGCGCTCGTCGAGCGCTATGGCCCTAACCCGACGCGCAACATCATGGCGCAGATCGATCGCACATCGGAGCACGACGGCACACCGGTGCGCATCCTCGAAAAGGGGCCGACGTCGATCGGTGCCTATTGGGACTATGTCAACGGCAACACCAACACGCCGATCGATCCGACCCTCGCGAAGCGATTCCAGACTGTCCGGACGACAGTCGGCGCGATCAAGCTGCAGGGCACTCTGCTCGCCGCGCTAGGTGACGTTGGCACGATGTTCGTGACCGCGAACTATAACAAGGTGCCGTTCTTCCGCACGTTGGGCACCGCGGCGCGTCTGCTGGCGCCGGGCTCGAAGGATCTGCGGTCGTGGCTGTCGTCGCAAGGCCTGATCGCCGAAAACCTCGAGCATGGCATGACGCGATGGGGGCAAGACAATCTCGCTACGGACTGGGCGAAAAACCTGTCGGCGTCGACTATGAAGTTCGGCGGCGTGACTGGCTGGACGGATGCATTGCGCACCGGCTTCCAGGCCAACATGATGCGCGGCCTTGCCGAAATATCGAAAACGCCATGGGCAGAACTGACCGAATGGGATCGACGCGCGCTGACGCGCGGCGGCATCACGAACGGCGATTGGGATGTGGTCAACACGGCCGAGCCGAGCCAGTATGGCGGCAATCATTACCTGACACCAGATTCCATCTACGGAACCGGGCACGCTGACGCCTCGAACATCGCGCCGAAGCTGCTCGGCATGATCCGCGAAGAAGGCGAGTTCGCCGTGCTGAATCCGGACTTGACCACGAAGGTGATCGCGTCGGGTAACTCGGGAACGTGGAAGGGCGAGCTGCAGAAGACGTTCATGCAGTTCAAGAGCTTCCCGATTGCGATGATCACGCGGCACTGGGGTAGGTTGTCCGAAATGCGGCGATCCGGCGATTACAAGGTCGATGGCGCGCCGGCGCTTGCTAACCCGCTGGCATACGGTACTGCGCTGATCGTCAGCACGACGCTGATCGGCGCCATCACGACCGAGATCAAGAATCTGTTGGCCGGAAAAGATCCTGAGTCGGTAGGCGGCGACCTGAAACACGCCGCTTCGTTCTGGACGCGCGCATTCACGACCGGCGGCGGCGCGGGTTTCGCGGGCGACATGCTCAATGCTGCTCTCACTAGCAGCGACTATGGATCTCTGCTGTCGAGCCTGGTCGGCGGCCCGGTGCTATCGACGATATTCCAGCCGGTACACGCGCTGGCCGAGAATGCGGCCGACGCATCCGAGGGCAAAGACACGCATATTGGCGCCGATCTGGTGAAGGTGGCAAAGTCCAATCTCCCGTTGGTGAATTTGTGGTATTGGAAAACGGTCATGAACCGCCTGATCTGGGACAATCTCGCGGAGAATGTTTCGCCGGGCGTGACGCAACGGAACATCAACAAGTCGAACAGAGAGTTCGGCAACGATTACTGGTGGCAGCCTGGATCGACGTCGCCGCAGCGCGCGCCGAATCTCGCAACCGCAGTGGGGGCGCAATAATGCGACAGGATCAGATTGAACGTCTCAAGGATCTAGAGGAGAGCTTGATTGACGTCTACCTCGACGAAGCCGATCCAGCTAACTGGCCTGGGGTCGGGACTGCCGGTGAGCACATGACCAAAGAAGAGAGAGGAGACCGATACTGGTGCAAGAAGAATGCCGCTGCAACAGTCATGCTCGCCACCGAGACCCGCAAGTTGATCGCCAACGATAAGGCCGCGCTCGGTCGCGACCCGTACGGTGAGCCTGAAATGGATCGGCGGATCCAGGACGCAGAGAAGCGGGCGGCCGATCTGGTCAAAAAGGTTCAGGACGGCACGTCGCGAGCGGGCTTCCTGAAGCGTGCGACCGGTGGAGCGTAAGACATCTTTCCTCGCGTTCTATTTAATCTGGGCGGACCGCATGCGCTGGACCGTCCCGGATGTGCACATCATTGCGTGCCACTGGCTGGAGAGCCGCGGCGATCTCGCAGTGCTGCGCTGCTTCCGCGGCTTCGGTAAATCAACGATCCTCGCGGTCTACAACGCATGGCGTTACTACGAAGATCCGGCCTATCGGATACTTCACCAGTCCGAAGCCGACGGCACCGCCTACAAGACGAGCCGGGACACACAGAACGTCATCCGCCGGCACCCGCTGACGTCGGGGCTGCTGCCGCCCAATCAGGGAACGGTTGAGCAATGGTGGGTGATAGGCGCGACCGACCACCGGAACGCCAGCATGTACGCCAAGGGCATTCTGTCGAACGTGACGAGCGCTCGCGCGGACGAATGCCAGAACGATGACGTCGAGGTGCCGCGCAATATCCAGACGCCTGAGGCTCGCGAGAAGCTGCGCTATCGCCTGGGTGAGCAGACACACATTCTGGTGCCGGGCGGGCGCAAGCTATACATCGGGACGCCGCACACGCACGATTCGCTGTACGACGAAATGGAGAGGCTTGGCGCCGATTGCCTGACGATCCGCATGTTTGAGAGCGAGCACCGGATCGATAGCGCGACTGACGATCGTTATCAGCTACCGTTTCATCCAGAGTACGTGTTTTCCGGCATTGGCAAGCCCGCGCGACTTCTGACTGAAGGCGTCGATTACTTCGTCGAGGAAGGCAACCGCGTCTGGTTTGCGCATCCACCCGGCGCGTTGATCGACTTCTATGCAGGCTGCGCGTGGCCGGACCGGTTCTCGCGCGCCGAACTGGAGAAGCGGCGGCGCGAGACGCGCACGATCAACGAGTGGGACAGCCAGTACCAGCTTCATTCGAAGCCGGTCACGGAGTCGCGCCTGGACCCGGAAAAGCTCCGGCCGTACGACGTGCAGCCCGTCGTCGAACGCGCGAACCGCGAAATGCGCATGATGCTCGGAGCGGCGCGCATCGTCAGCGCGCGCGCCTACTGGGACTGCGCGACCGGCAAAGCAGGTAGCGATGACTCAGCCGTGTCGCTGATCCTTGACGATGCCGCAGGCAATTATTACTGGCACGTCGCGCAAGCCATGCTTGGAGAGTACGCAGTATTCGCCGACAACAACGCAAGCATCGTCGGCGGCCAGGTGATGCAGATATGCGACCTGATCGAGCGATACTCGATTCCACAGATCTACGTTGAAACGAACGGTGTTGGCACGTTCGCGCCGCAGTTGCTGCGCAAGGCGATCAGCCAACGAAAACTAAATTGCGGCGTTCTCGAGCGTACGGCGACCGTCAACAAGAATGAAAAGATCCTCGGCGGACTCGAAGGCCCATTGCGCTCCGGGATTCTCTGGGCGCACGTCGACGTGCTCGACGGCCCGGTCTGGGACCAGATGAAGCAGTTCAACCCACTGATAAAGACGCAGCCAGACGACTTTATTGATTCTGGCGCGTCCGCGATCCTCGAAACCCCAGTGCGGATAGGCAAGTTGGTCGGGAATTCGACCGGCGACTCGTCGCACGATTGGCGTCCATCAACGGGCGTTCATGAGGTGACGCTCGAAATGTAGCGCCGTGACCGGCGGCGCTCCACACAGAGAGGCCGCCGCGTGACAGTCCCAGTCCAGATTCCGATCATTTCGTACCAGGGGAATGGCGTAACGACGCTCTTTTCCTTTCCGTTTACCATCATCGAAAGCGCGGACCTGAAGACGTTGCTCAATGGAGATCTTCAGGCGATCGGTTCTCAGATCTCATTGAACGGTATCGGCGCACCGGGCGGCGGTTCTGTGGCCTTCGCGGCTCCGCCGGCTCTCGGCAGCAAGATCATCATCTATCGCGACGTCTCGATCGAGCGCGACACTGACTATCAGGACAACGGCGATCTGCTGGCCGCCACGGTCAACGCAGACTTCGACAGAATCTGGATGGCGCTGCAAGACATGAGCAGCGCCGGCGCGCGCGCGATTCAATATCCAGTCACGGAATACACGCTTGATGGGACATTGCCGCCGGCGGCCGATCGTGCCGGGATGCTGCTCGGATTTGACGCTAGTGGTTATCAGGAAATGGTGCCGCCGTCCGCGTCGATCGGCGCCGGCGACATGCGCTTCGAAAAAGGCTCGGACGGAAACCCGGGATTCAAGGCTGGGACCGACTTCACGCCGGACGTATCGACCTCCCTCACGCTGTCGCGCGCGCCGATCAACGCGGCAAATTGCTGGGTGTATTGGGACGCGTCGCCGCAACTCGACTTTTCGCTGAGCGGCACAACTCTGACGTTTCCTACGCCGATCCCGACCGGGATTTCGCGTGTATATGTGCGCACCGGTACGACGCTATCGATTGGCAAGCCTGCGCAGAATAGCGTCGGCGACGATGAACTGATCTGGGGCGCGAGCCTTCGCAGGACCGTTCCCACGATTGCCAAACTGCGGGCTAACACCGACCCGCGTTTCCAGTCCTTTTCCGTCAACGGCTACTACGCCGCATTCGACGGACCCGGCGGCGACTACGATGTAGATCCCTCAGACACGACAAGCCTGGACAATGGCGGGTCGATCATCGTCGACGCACTAGGCCGGCGTGTCAAACTGAAGGGGCCGCCTGATTGGTACGTCGAGCAGTTCGGCGCTAAGGGCGACGGAGCGACTGACGATACGGCTGCGATCCAGGCTGCAATAAATGCGCTTCCCGCGCGTGGCGGTTATGTCCGGTTCATGGGCAAGCAGTATGCTGTCAGCAACACTATCCACGTCGGCGACGGCAACGGCGGCACGGTCAAGTCGACGAAGAACGGCATCAAGCTGATCGGACAGGGCGCTGGCTTCGGCGGTGCATCGCCACCGCCCACCAACATCCAGTTGCTCGCCAAGGCGCCGACTGGCACGCCTTATGTGGACGTGTTGATCAATTTCGCTGGTGCGATCACGAACAGCTACCTGCAGGACATGACCGTCTACTGCAATCTGCAGGCAAACGTGGCCGTGAAGTACACGGCCGCGTGCGGCATCCAGATGCGCAATGTGGTTATGTCGCAATACGTAGCGATCGGCCTGTGGCTGCAGGGCGGCGATGCGCCGACCGGCAACTACAACATCAACAATGAATTCCACAATATCCTCGGCGCGTCTACGCACGACGGTCACCGGGCCTTCTTCGTCGATGGAAACTACGCCGCGATCAACGATACGTGGCTCACCTCGTTCTACAACTGCCGCTTCGACACCACGAGCGCATCCGGCTCGTACTCAGGCTATTTCCGGTTCTCGGATTCGATGTCGTTCCATCGCTGTCACTTCGTCGGCGATTACCCGGCAGTGGGCGGCTCGAAAGGGATCATGTTCGACGCGGTTGGCAACAACCAGTATCCAGGTGGTCACGTTTTCCACGATTGCTCGATCATCAGCACGGACGTGAACGAGAACGACACCGACAAGATCGGGATCATGAGCTTCATCAACTACGGCGTCGATGATCACGAAACGCTGCCGGCTCATACGAGCCTGAAGGGCTTCACGATTCATGGCACGCCGTTCAACGGGTGGGGGACCTGAGCATGGATGCCCAGCATAAGGCCCGATGGCTCGACACGAACATCAACGTGCAATCGCTGTTCTTCGCCCTGGTCGCCGCTGTCGGTGGAGCGGTGGTCATGTGGTACACGCTCGTCGGCCGCGTATCCACGCTCGAGGAGCACGACAAGCAGCAGGAACTGCACTTCACGCAGATTGAGCGGTCGCTCGATCAGCAGCGCACGGACGTGAAAGAGCAGCTTCGCGGCATCGGTCAGGACGTCAAGGACACGAATAACAAGATCGACGCTCTGACCCAGCAGTTAATCCTGAGCAGCGCCGGCAACCGGCCAGACACAAAGAGGTGGGCACGATGAAGATTACCCTCGCAGACAACTGGCGCCAGCTCCACAAGCGCGGCACCGTGATCGCAGCCGGCGCCTTCGCGGCTGTCACTGCGTTCGGCCCGTCGCTGATCGATGCGTGGAACGCGGTGCCTCCGGATCTGAAGTCCGCACTTCCGCAAGGCACCGCGCGCTACGTCTCGACGGCTGCATTCGTGCTCATGATCTTCGTGCGCTATACGGCAATCAGGCGTGATCCGAAGGGCGGCGACGATGGCCCGCATTGATGCGCAGGCGGCCGGCGGCGCGAATCGCGTGGCCTTCCTCGACATGATCGCGTTCAGCGAGATAGGTGCGCAACTGCTTGCGCTGAGCGATGACGGCTACAACGTTTTGGTCGGCAGCACGCCGGCCAAACCGCTGCTGTTCAAAGGTTATGCGGATCATCCGAACGTGCTGAACGCCGCGCTGCATTCGACGGCGGCCGGGCGCTACCAGATCCTGTATCGCTGGTGGCGCATCTATAAGGCGCAAATGTTCCTGCGCGACTTCTCGCCGATCTCGCAGGATCGGTATGCGCTCCAGCAACTAAAGGAGCATGGTGCGCTTCCCTATATCGACTCGGGCCGTTTTGAACTCGCCGTGTCGAAGTGCGCCAACGTGTGGGCCAGCCTTCCCGGCGCCGGATATGGCCAGCACGAAAACCAACTGGCGCATTTGCAGGCCGCTTATCAGGGCGCCGGCGGAGAGGTAACGACGTGATCGCAATCATCGCTTCAATCTGGCCGTATCTCCTGAGTGGCGCTGTTGCACTCGGCGGCATCGTCTTCGGCATGTTCCGCCACCAGCAGGCCAAGACTGCTACCGCGCAGGCCGATGCCGTCAAGGCGCAGGCAGGGCAGCAGGTGGCCGCGCAACAGGTCGCAGAGACGCAGGCCAACGCCGATGCGCAGAAGGCCGGCAGTGACGCTGCGGCGGCGCGCACCGACATCGACGACAAGGTCGCCGCTCAACCCGCCGACGAGGTGCGAAATGAACTTCAGGATTGGACTCGCAAGTAGTGCGCTTTTTGCCCTGGCCGCCTGCCAGACGTGCCCGACCGTGACAACGCCGCCCCCAGAGGTAATCACGAAGACGCGCGTTGTAGATACGGCATGCGACTGGGTGAAGCCGATCTATCTTGACAAGACCGACGTCCTGTCGGATGCGACCGCGAAAGCGATCCTCGCGCACGATCAGGCCGGCGCCAAAAACTGCAACTGGAAACCACTGAAGTAGGAGAGCGGCCGGTGCTGATCTCCGGCATTGGGGTCCCGCCATTGGCCCTACATTTTGCGTCTGGTAAGCCCATCGGCCCGGTCGACGCATCAGCCTGCGCATTCGCTCTAAATCGATTCTACAAGGAATTGCCATGAAAAGACTTCTCACCGCCGCGCTGCTCGCGCTCTCGTCGTCGGTCTTCGCCGCGACGCTCAATCCGATCCAGTTGCTGAACCCGGCCGGCTCGACCGCTGGGCAGGCGATCGTCTCGACCGGCGCAAGCACACCGCCCGCATGGTCGAAGGTCGCCGCAACCGCGCTCGCCGCGCAGGCCGCAAACACTGTAGTCGCGAACGTTACAGCTTCGAGCGCTTCGCCGACCGCTGTGGCTATGCCGAGCTGCAGCACGACGACGAGCGCGCTTCAGTACACGAGCGGGACCGGGTTCACCTGTCTCGCGACGAGTGCCAATACGGTCGGGTCAACATATACGGGCAACCTGACCTTCAACTACGTCGGCGCTACGAACACCAGGGGGCTGATCTGGACCAACACAGGCGTGAATCGTTGGTCGATGACAAATGACGGCACGGCGGAAAGCGGCTCCAACACCGGCAGCAACTTTGCTCTCAACTCGTTTAGCGATGCGGGTAGCTTCATCAACAGCCCCCTGGTAGTGAATCGGGCGAGCGGGGCGGTGAGTTTCTCTGGCCTCATTACGCCGAACTCAGCGATCGGCGTCAAGGGCACCGCGACCAACGACAGCGCTCAGGCGGGAAGCATTGGAGAGTTCGTATCTTCCGCTGTCGGCGCCACCGGTTTGACCGCTGGTACACCGGCCAATCTGACGTCGATCTCGCTGACAGCGGGGGATTGGGACGTGACTGGCAGTGCTCGATTTTCTCCGGCCGGGACGACGACGGTATCGACGATCTCCGTAGCTGTAAATACGACATCGGCAACTCTTGGCGGTCCCGGCACCACCACCACGCTAAACTCGTCTCTCACCACAGGTCAGCCGCAGATTCTGAATGCGCCTACTCTTCGATTGAGCATCGCGTCCACCACCACCATCTTCCTAGTCGTGAATTCTGGTTTTGCAGTGTCTACTCTGACCTCTGATGGCATCATCCGCGCGCGCCGGGTGCGCTAATCGGAAACACCGGGTAATCACTTTGTTACAATCGGCCCGGGTTCCTTACCGGGTCGCATCGTGTTCAAAATAATCAGAGAGGCGGCGAGGTCAAACCGTGCCGCAGTGGTCTACATGGCGTGCGTCTGCGCGCTGTTTTCCCTCCATCTGTTCACCGGCATGGCTGACAACGGCGACTTCAGCCGGACGTACGGCTTCCTGATCGCGAAGCCGCTCGGGTGGGCGGTTGACGTGCCGGCCGGCGACAGCCCGGATTGGCCGCGCCGGTTCTTCAGCATGTGGCGCGACCGCTGGATTCTGTATCCGGGTCTGTCGAACGTCACGCATCTGTTCTCGTTCTCGACCGAGAAAATCTGTTTCGCATTTCAGGTAGCCTTTTCCGCGATCGTGACCGGTACGCCGCACGTCTATTCGGTCATCGTCGGCTCGCTGCCGGGGCGCCTGGCCTATCTGGCAGGCTTCTTCTGGCTGTTCGTCCTGCTGCGTCGCCACGGCTCCGCGCGCCTTGCATGGGCCTATCTGATCTGCGTCACGCCGGTCATCCTGTGCGCGAACTTCGCCTCATTCCTGAATTCCTTCTATGAGGAACAGGTCGGCATCATCCTGTTTCCGGCGCTGGCCGGGCTGCTGTATCTGGTCGCGGTGACCCGGCGCATGCGATATGGCGCGGCGGCGTTCCTGCTGGTTTGGTTCATCGCGCTTTCGAAGACGGCCTATTTCCCGTTACCGATCGTGGCCGCACCGTTCATTTTCCCGGCGTTTCGCGGCAAGGTGGCGACTTGGAAACTCGGCGCTGCGGTGTTGGTTGCCGCGATGCTGGCATTCCTGCCGGCCAAGTTCGGCGAGTTCAAGGGCGTCAACCAGTTCCACACCCTGTATTACGGCGCGCTGAAGGTGATGAAGGATGACGGGGGTATCGATGTGGCTACCATTGGCGGCAAGCCTGTCCTGACCGACTGTGTTTTCGTGAGCGGCTTTACTGAGAAGGGGATTGAGTGCGTGGCGCGCGCGCACGCGACGTATATGGACACGGCTCGCCTTGTCGCCGCTCACCCGAAGATCGCGCTGCACATGATCGATTATGCATTCGAGCGCGGCAATACGGTTCTGATCGACAACATCGGTCTCAACATGGAATCCGGACCGGCGTTCTCGACGCTGCCGCCCTTCACGTTGTGGAACCGGATATACAGCCACCACGGCAATATCCTGTCGCTGTTGCTCGCTGCGGTATCGATGATCGCGCTCAGGAGGCTAGGGCCGTTGGCGCGGGTTGGCCTGTTCTTCGTCGCATGGGGCGCGGTTCAATACCTAATGGCACTTGGGGATGGCTTCCACGAGTTGCAGAAGCACCTGATCGGCGGTAACTACTCGGCGTCGCTCGCGCTGGTGTTGCTCACCGTGACGATGCTAGAAGCCGCCTGGAGGGGCGTGCGCAATCATTCGAAGGATGACGATAAAGCCGACGCCGAGCAGCGCAAAGAATACGCCGGTGCGAATTGA